TTTACTTTCCTTCAAACTATGCGCATCGCACGCCCAGCGGATGTTCAAGCAATGCGAACAATAACAAGGTGTTTCGCATATGGAGTGAGAACGCCGACTATACCGGAGATCCGGTCAAGATGGGAGCCTCGTTCGGTGCTTCAAGCGTGTCACGCCTGTTCCCGGAGGCGATGAAGTCCTGGGTCAATAACGCTTGGGAAATCGACTGCAACGGCAGTATGGGCGACATCAGCTCGGTAGGCGATCTTGGGAGCTGGACGCTGACCGCCAATGACTTGAACAAGTGGCTGCATTTTGAGTTTCACACCAAGGTGGACGAGGGCACGGGCAATGCCGCCATGGAGTTCTGGGTGGACGGCGTCAAGAAGTTCTCCGATGTCACGCTGGATTACAGCAACAGCCCGTGCGTGAGAAACTATTTTAAAACCGGCTACCTGATGGGCTGGGCCAACTCCGGCTTCACCCAGGACACCAGTATCTACATAGACGACGTGATCGTGGCGTCTTCTTATATCGGCCCTGGAGATACGCCGCCGCCGACTATGACCACATACTATCTCGACGCAGACGGGGATGGTTTCGGCCCGGTCCCTGAACAATCGCAGGAATCGGAAACCGACCCCGGCGCGACCTGGTACACCGCTGCCCAATTAATCGCCACAACCGGCGACTGCAACGACAGCGATGCCGCGATCAACCCGGGAGCGACCGAAATTTGCGGCGACGGCATCGACCAGGACTGTTCGGGGGCCGATCTCCCCTGTGACCCAGGGCCTCACTCTTCTTACCGAAATATCCCAAAGGGTGCGCTTGGAAAGATGATCCGGGCCAACGGTGTCACTCTGTCGGTAGCTACCGAATAAATTCCCTCCCCTAATGGTGGATTGATCGATTTTGATCACGCAGCTTCGGCCAGATTTTTCGGCGATTACAATATGCGAGTGGTCAGCCGGTCGTCTCTACCACAATGGGGCAGCCGTTAAATTATTAAGAAGGAACATCGATGAATAAACTATTTTTTACCCTCTTTCTCGTTGTCAGTCTTTTGCTGGCCGGCATGACCGCTGCTCAAGCGGTTGAGACCCCTTGGGTCCTTACCTTTGAGTGGGAGCAGTATGGGGATTTAGAGTCTCTGGACAAATGGGTGTTGCACGTTCGTGAAGAATCTGGCGGGCCTACCGTACAAGAGATTGATATCTTCTATGTCGGTGGTGTGGGTCCCACGTTTTCTTCCACCAATGGAATTGTATGGGCCGGCGATCGAGGTAAAGACTACACTAAGTATTTTGTTCTGGTCGCACATTCCAAAGACGGGTCTCACTCGGATTTCTCCAACGAGGCCAACTACACCCTCACCATACCTTGGGGTCCGGTCGAGACTCCTGCTGAGTTCAGCGTGAGTGTCGGTGTCCAAGTCGTTCCCAGTCAGTAATGGCACGAAAGAAAAAACCCCGCCCCGAAGGTTCCGTCAAGTATGTGCACAGGCAGAAGAAGGCTAAGTTTCTCCTGAACATCCTCAATGAGGATCACAACTTCGATGTGGTCGCCGAGATCCTCAAAACCTACAAGGAAGCAGATGCTCTCCTTGACCCCGTTGAAAAGATCCGGCTAAAACGGTCTATTCAGCGAGACCTTATGAAGTACTGCTTCCCTGTGCTCAAATCCACCGAAGTTAAAACTGACGCTGCTAATACCACCATTCATCTCCATATCCCAGCACCCACCAAACATGTCGCCCCGGCTCCCCTTCCCATGATCGATGAGGCCGATGTAGTCGACGGCGAAGTAGAAGAGTAAAAGCGGGTGTCCCGTGGGGGACACACTCCCCCTTTCATTAAATCCAGAAGAGGAAAGAAATCATGTCACTTTCTGCAAGTACGATCAAAAGTGCGAAAGACGCGGTTCGGAATGTTCCTGACCTGCAGGTGCAGTTGGCGCTGCTCAAGGTCATCGACCTGATCTGCGCGGCTGCCCACCCTACCGCCGCCGCCATTGACGACGGTGAGATCGATGTCAGCGCTACCCCTGTGTTGACGGTAGCAAACGGTATTATCACTGCGGCTGAGGCCAGCGAATAAGGAGAGTAGAGTAAAATGGAACACAAACTGTTTGACAAGCGCTTGTCTGGTGTCCTGGAGCGGATGCGCAATGCGTGCTTGACCGCAGCCGGCGTATCGGCCGATGCCACTACCGGTGATATTGAGCTGGACAATGCCCAGACCATCGTGATCAATGGCCAAATCTATTCCAATGAGGCAGTTGCCGCCATCGATTTGAGCGCCGATGCGACCGTTGGTGGTGTCAAGATCCCTGCCGGCAAAAAGGCCGCGATCCTGGTCCTGGTCAACGCAACCGGCACCGAAAAGCTGATGTTGACCAATATCGTAGCCGCTGCCGGAGATATCGTTATCCCTGAGTTTGACACGGCTGCCTACGTTTGCGTGGCCGCGGTCAAGATCTCCAACGGCACCGCGGTGGACTTTACCATCGGCACGACCGCCTTGAACACGGCCAGCGTTACGACCACTTACATTGACGTCTTCAACGTAATCCCCGGCGAGATCCCGCCCTGGAGTTAACCCATCGAAGGGGCCACACCCTGGCCCCCCTTCCCCGACCAATATGCTGATCAGCTACTTTGCGAATGCCACCTTCCTTCAGGTTCACCGCGATCCCAACCCCTATCTTTTTGTGCGTGGCCCAGTAGGTTCCGGCAAGTCCAGCGGGTGCATCATGCACCTGTTCATGAATGCCATGAACCAGGACCCCGACGACAACGGGGTCCGAAAGACCCGCTTTGCGGTTCTCCGGTCTACTTACCCGGCCCTGAAGTCCACCGTGGTCAAGTCCTGGATCGATTGGTTCGGCGATCACATCAAGATTGTCTACGATGTTCCGATCCGGGGCACCATTGAGATGCCCCTCGTGGACGGCACCAAACTGGACATCGAGATTTTTTTCATCGCCTTGGACCGGGAGGATAACGTCAACAAGCTCCAGTCCCTGGAGCTCACCGGGGCCCATATCAATGAGGCTGCCGAGATCCCCAAGGGGGTCTTTGACATGCTCAAAACCAGGGTTAAACGCTTTCCCCCGCCCAACGTAGGGGGCCCCACCAAGTCCGTGATTGTGCTCGATTACAACAGTGTGGATATCAACCACTGGCTGTACATCCTGGCGGAAAAGGATAAGCCCCCCAAGCATTCGTTTTACGTTCAACCGTCGGCCCTTATTCATGATGGCCAGCGCTACCGGGTAAATCCCAACGCGGACAACCTGGGTCACTGGCAAGACGGGGATCCCAAAAGGCCCCCGGTTAAGACCGCCACCTGGTTTGCGGAAAAGAAGCAATGGTGGGTCCCACACCTGGATCCTGAATACTACCTGGACATGGTGGCCGGCAATGATGAGGATTTTATCAATGTCTATATTCTCAACAACTATGGTTCCATCCGGAAAGGGCGCCCTGTTTACAAGGCTTACTCGGATAAAGATCACGCTTCAGAGCGCGTGCTCAAACCTTTGGATGGTGTGCCCCTGGTCATTGGCATGGACTGTGGACTGGATCCCGCCGCTGCTTTTTGCCAGCTCAGTCCTCTTGGCCAGATGATCACGCTGGACGAACTGGTCACGGAAAATACTTCCATTCAAGAGTTCGTCTACGATATCTTGTGGCCACTGATTCGCAACAAGTATAAAAAGTTCAATTTCGAAATCAAGGTCGATCCGGCCGCGGTGAACCGCAGCCAGAACGACAAGCGTTCGGCACTCGATATCATCAAACTGGCCGGCTTGCCGGTATCCATTGCCAGGACAAACGAGCCTCTGGCTCGACGCGAGGCGATCAACTTTTTCTTGCGAAAGAGGGGCGGATTTCTTCTTTCAGGGCCAACCACCCCGATCCTGCGGGAAGGGTTCATCAGCGAATACAAGTATGCCAAGGTAAGCCAGGCCCAAGCCTTTAACATCCGGTTCAAAGAAAAACCCGAGAAGAACCTTCACAGTCACATCCACGACGCTCTCCAATATGCGGGCCTTGAATTGAGCGAAGGCCGCACCATCAGACGCACCAAGTCGAAACATCGGCAACGGTACACCTCTCCGGCTGACAGTGTCAGCGGCTATTAGGATTTAAGCATGGAACAAAACGAAGCTGATGATCGGATGCGTGAGCATCTCGACAAGCTCCTCAAGGACGGCGAAACCAAACCCGACGAAACAGATCTCACCCCATACCAGACCCCTCTTGGGCGGATGCTGCGTGAGCGCTTTTCGTATGCAGAGGTTGATCGCAGAGAGATCGAGCTCGAGTGGCTCAAAGACTTGCGCCAGTACAAGGGCAAGTATGACCCCGATCTGTTGGCCAAGCTGCATCCCAAGCGCTCCAAGGCGTTTCTGTCTCTGACCCGCACCAAGGTCAAAACGATTAGCGCCAGGACCTGCGACATCCTTTTTCCAGCCAACGGTGACCGCAACTGGTCGGTCGGGCCCACCCCGGTCCCGGAGCTGGACCCCAACCTGATGCAGACCATCGCTTCCCAACTCGTGGAAATCACAGGGCAGGAACCCAGCGAGGCTGAGATCCGCAACATTGTTTACGACGAGGCCAAACGCCGTGCCGACAATATGCAAAAGGAGATCGACGACCAACTGACCGAGATCAAGTACCGCGAGATCATCCGGCAGACGGTTCACTCCGGCAACCTGTATGGTACGGGAATTCTCAAAGGTCCCCTTGTAAAGCGCAATGTGGCAAAGCGATGGGTCTCTGCGCCCGATGACAACTGGGCTACGATCCAGATTGAAAGCCTTTCCCCCTACTGCGAGTCGGTCTCCATCTGGGACATTTACCCGGACATGAGTGTCAACAACATTGACAATGCCGAATACGTCTACCAGCGCCACGTTATGCCCCGGCACAAGTTGCTGGCTCTTGGCCAGCGGCCTGGGTTCAACCCGGAAGCGATCAAGGCCTACCTTCGGGCCAACCGTGAAGGCGACATTGACTGGAAGAACTACGAAACCGATTTGGGGGACCTTTCCCAGGATGGCGCCGGCAAGACCGCTACCACGTCCCGGGCCCGCAAGAACAAGTACGAGGTGCTCGAATATTGGGGTTACCTGAGTACCAACGATCTGATCAACCAAGGTGTTGAGATCGATGAAGAGCAGGTCGGAATGGAAGTTGCGGCCAACGTGTGGATCGTCGGCGACGTAGTCATCAAAGCTGTGCTGAGCCCTCTCGAAGGCAGCGCGTTCCCTTATTACTTTTACTACTACGAAAAGGACGAGACCAGCATTTTTGGTGAAGGGATCCCCCGCATTATGCGTGATCCCCAGGGCCTGTTCAATGCCAGCATCCGAGCCATGCTCGACAATGCCGCCCACAGTGCCGGCCCCTACATCGAGGCCAACACCGATCTTCTGGCAGCCGATGAGGATCCCACCGATCTGTATGCCTTCCGTGTTTTTCAGCGCACAGGCACCGGGGTTGAGGCCGGGGCCAAGGCCATCAATGTCTACGACATTCCGGCCCACACCGCCGAGTTCATGCAACTCGCGCAGTTTTTCATGTCCGCGGCCGACGAGATCACAACCGTTCCGCGGTATCTGTACGGCGAGACCAGCAATGTCCAAGGTGCCGGCCGCACCGCCACAGGCCTGTCCATGCTCATGGGCGCGGCCAACATCACCATCAAGGACCAGATCAAAAATTTCGATGACGGCATTACCAAGCCCTTCATCCGCGCCATGTACAACTGGAATATGGAGTTCAACCCCAAGGCCGACATCAAGGGCGATTTCAGCGTTCGAGCCGAAGGCACGAACAGCTTGATCGCCAAGGAAGTACTGACTGAAACTCTCAACCAGTGGCTGATGCTCACCAACAACCCGGTGGACCTGCAGTACACCAACCGCGACGAGGCCCTGCGGGTTGCCGCAAAGGCCATGGACCTGGCCGATTACAATCTGGTCAAGAGCCCCGATCAGATCCGGTTTGAACAGGAACGACAGGCTGCTCAAGCAAAAGAGATGCAGGACCAACTCTTCGAGATTGAAAAACTCAAGGCCCTTTCCAGCGGCCATGTCGACGACAGAGGCCAATCCAATCGCCCCTCCATGGAGCGTTTGTCTCCTGAAGATATCGCCGTGGGTGGGGAAATACCAAAGGTAACCGCACCTGATGGACAAGTTATCGCGTGAGATCAAAGAGTACAGCAATACCGCAGTAATGCTCAAGGTGGCGGAGCTTTTTAAGCTCCGTCTCCAAAAGGCCCGGGAGTCAAACGATGCCTCCCCTGCTGAAGATGTTCTCAAAAATCAAGGGGCGATTCGAGAGCTAAAGTGGCTCTTGGCTCACCTCACCTAAACAACCAGGGATTACCGGCACCGACCGGCCCCGCAACAATGGAGTAATTCATTGCCAGAACTTACCCCCGAAGAAGAATTTGACAAGGCTTTTGAAGAGGTCACCTCTCAAAGCCCTCCTGGAGAAGATCCAGGAAACGACGACAGTGCGGATGATATCCCTCAATCAGACGACACACCCACCGGAGACGAGGAAGGCGCCCCTGCCGAGGAAAGCGATCCCGACGGTGAAGAGCCCGATGGTGAGACAGATTACAAAGCCCTGTACGAAAAGGAAGTCCAGAGAAACAAATCTTGGGAAGGCAGAATTCGAGCGGCCAACCAACGAGCCGAGGAAGCTGAACGAGCAGCGGCAGCAGCCAGAGAGAAAAAGGTTGCTGAAGAGCCCTTGGATAAAGCTCCAGCTCCCGCCGATGATCCTGAACTTGAAAGTTTCTTTGACAACTATCCGGAGTTAAAAGCCCCGTTCAACAAACTCGTTGACATTCGGGGCGAACAAATCGCCCGTAAAATCGTACACGAAGAAATTCAGAAACTCACCCCCGAACTCACAGAGATCAAAAGCAAGGTGCAGAGTGTTACAGCACACGATCATTTCGCAAGGATCGCTGCAGTGCACCCTGACTACCAGCAAGTGGCCGCGTCTCCTGACCTAATTTCCTTTATCGAGGAACAACCCGCGTTTGTGCGGGACCGCTACCAGGAGATTGCGGACAAAGGATCCACTGAGGACGTGATCGAGCTTCTGACTGTGTACAAACAATCCCGTGCACAATCTGCGAAGGGCGAACCTCCCGCAAAGCAAAAACAATCCAAAGCAGCCAAAGCTGCCGCCCTCGAAGCTGTCCCGTCGTCCAAGGCACACTTGCCCAAGGGCGGACCGGACAAGGACGATTTTGATGCTGGATGGGAGGACGCTATTCGCGGTAAATAGGAGCATTAATTTACCATGAATACTTTTACTTCCCTTTCTCCTCGTACTCAGGCCTTTGTTGTAAAAGACCTGCTCGAACGCGGCTTTCCGTACCTGGTCTTCGAAAAGTTTGGCATGTCCAAACCGATCCCTTCCCGGTCCACCAAAACCATGCAGTTCCGGCGTTACTTCCTCGACGGCAGCGCGTTCACCAACGGCTACAGTCCGTACGAGTATTACGAAGGTAACAGCGGCGCTAACGAGCTGTTTGACATCACCACGACTGCTGCCACCGGTCAAGACGGTGGGCGCAAGCTGTCTGAGGGTATCACCCCTGAGCCCGTCGATCTGACTTTCGAGGACATCGATGTCACCTTGGAGCAGTTCGGTATGTACACCGAAATTACTGACCAGGTGCAAGACTTCCACGAGGATCCGATCCTGCAAGAGGCGATCGATACCCTCGGCGAGTCCGGTGCCTTCCTGGCGGAGAACGTCCGCTACAATGCCCTCAAAGGCGGCACCAACGTCTACTACGGCCTCACCGGCACCACCGAGGCCCGTAACCAGGTCGACGCCCCGATCAGCTTGCCTCTGCAGCGCTTGATCACCCGCGGCCTGAAACGCAACCTGGCCAAGCCGATCACGAAGGTAGTGAAGAGCTCGGCCGCCTACGGCACTGAGGCGATCAGCCCGGCGTTCGTCGGCATTTGCCATCCCGATCTGGAAGCGGACATCCGCTCCATGGACGGTTTCGTACCAGCTGAAAAGTACGGTTCCATGAGCCCGTTCGAGGGTGAAATCGGCAAGGTTGAGAGCGTGCGCTACATCGTCTCCACCGTTGTGACCAGCCTGGGCGATGTGGGCAATAGCACCATCCCCTCCACGGTCATGGGCACCACGGCCGTTACCGTATACCCCATTCTGTACTTTGCCCAGAATGCTTACGCGGTTGTTCCTCTCAAAGGCAAAAATGCCATAACCCCGATGGTGCTTAACCCGGGCGTTGCCCGTGGCGGGGACCCCTTGGGTCAGCGCGGTTCCGTCGGTATTAAATTCTACCATGCGTGCCTCATCCTCCAGGACTTCTGGATGGCACGAGCCGAGGTAGCAGCCAGCAAGCTCGGCTAATAACCCCACGGGGAGGGGGCAACCCCTCCCCCTTAAGGAGCTTTTGTGAGCACAAAACAAGCCTATTGGAAGATGAAAAAAGACGAACTGATCTCCATTCTCATCGAGAAGAATATCCCCTTCGATCCTGATAAGTTCGACCGCAAGGTGGCCATCGATCAGTTGGTTGAGATGGACGCAGCCGCAGGTTTGCTCGAAGAGCCTGTTGAGCTGAACGATGAAGAGGTCGCCGGTCCCCCGAAGATCCGGCGCGAGTACGTCGATATCGTTTTCCGCAACCAGGACGGTGAGCCCAAGTACGTCCCCCTGGGATTGCAGGGCCGATTCCTGTACCTGCCCCGTGAGTGTCTGTGCCGGATTCCAGCAGAATTTATGGAAGTGGTTCGTCACGCTGTGACCGACAAAATAGTCCAATACGAAAAAGACGGCAAGCTGCACCAGCGCACGGTGCGTGTGCCTCGTCTGGTCTACGAGATCGTGGACAGGGGAGTTATCTAAAATGATCCAAGCCTCGCGTATCATCACGAAAGCGGCTGTTCTCCTGCAGGATACGGGGGCTGTGCGGTGGAGTGCCTCCGAGCTGCTCGATTGGTTGAACATGGGTCAGGTGCAAATTGTTACGGTCAAGCCCGACGCGGTATCGATCGTCGCCGAGATGCGCCTTGTAGCCGGCAAGACGCGGCAATCTCTTCCCAACGGTACGGCCAGCTTCCCAGATGCTTCCGGTGCTACCCTGAGGTCGGGGATCAAGTTGCTGGACATCGTCCGCAACATGGGTTCCGATGGAAAGTCCCCAGGTCGTGCCATCCAGATTGTGGACCGCAAGTTTCTCGATCAGGTTGATCCTTTTTGGCACAGTGGGGGTCCTTCCACTACCATCTACAATTACACCTACGATGAAAAGACTCCCCGGATTTTTTACGTGACACCTCCTGTGCACGCCACTGTTAATGTTTGGGTTGAACTTGTTTATACTCCCGTTCCAACGCCTCTTACCAGTTCGGATGATTACATCGAATTGTCGGATGAATATGAGCCCATCTTACTCGACTATGTTCTCTTCCGTGCCCTGAGCAAACAGATCGATAGTGCGGATGCTCTGCAAAAAGCTGTGGCTTACTACCAGGCTTTTATGGGGGCACTTGAACGGTACGGGGTGACTGAGATTGAGGCGGATCCTAACATCCATCCTATCTCTTCATCGTTCCGGAGGACACAGTAAATGCTTATCAGCGAGTTTACGGCTCACGTCCTACCTGACGTGCAAGGTTGTCCTGTCATGTTGGTCGAGCGGGCCATACTCGAAACCATCCAGGACTTTTGTCGCAACACATGGTTTCTTTCCCGCGGTCTGCAGCTTACCGTCAGCAGCGTGCGGACGACCATGAACAATGCCGCTGTGTTGGATCTGAACGCCATCGAAGATGACGCAGAGGATTTTATCATCATCGGCATTTCCAAATTCATCCTCGACGGGGTTTCCTGGCCCCTTGAAAAGCGCAAGGTGCTTAATCATTCGGCGGATATTTCGGCCGAGCTTCGCAAGAAGTTTTACTATTTTTCCGATCACTGGGAGTTGACCGTCTTCCCGATGAAGACCGGTACCGTTTATATTGAAGTGGCCATTTCTCCCACTCTTTCCGCAACTGCTGTCGACGACGAAGTTTATACGTACTGGCTCGATCATATCAAGAATGGCGCCAAGGCCAGGCTTTTGTTGATGCCTGGCAAACAGTGGACTGATCTGATGGCGGGCGAAGCGGCCCAGCGGGCGTACCGCAAAGGGATGGCAGAAGCAAAACGGCACCTCAAAAAGTCTTTCACCTCCGCTCCTGTAATCGTGACCCCTCGGAGTGACGAAGTATGGCTGTATTAGTAGTAAACCCCCGCGGGACTCGCGTTCCCAAGCTCAACCCTAAATTCATAGAACCGATCTCACCTCAGTCCGCAGTCAATGCCAACCCTGAGTCTGGAAACCTCAAGCCCCGATCGGGATTGCTCAAGGCCGAACAACTGACCAAGCCGGGTGTTCCCCTCACGATCCATAAGATCGGGACTGACTGGATGGTCTGGACCAATACGGTTGATATTGTCAAGGCACAGATTGCTGACAGTGATGATCGGTTTTTTTATACCGGGGATGGAGCTCCGAAACAAAGTAACGCTACGATGGCAACAGCCGGCGGAGATCCAGCCACCTACCCCGCGACGTCCGTCGCCCTGGGCGTCCAAAAGCCAACCTCCATTCTGACTGTTGAGTTTGTGGGCACACCCAATTCCAGCTACGGCGACGTGGATGTTTCCTACTACTATACCTACGTGACCGCCTGGGGGGAAGAAAGCGCACCGGCCGACGCCAGCGCCGTGACGACCGTGCCGGGTGGGCAGTACGTTCGGCTCAAGAACTTTGTCAATCCACTCAACGAGCATATCACCCACTTGCGGGTGTATCGGGTGTCGGTTGGCACCTCCGGGTCCGCGGAGTTCCAGTTGATCAAGGCTCGGCCGGGCTCCACCGCGGGTGAACCTGTCTGGGATATCCCCATTGCTGAGATTGCATCGGTTGAGTCGTATATTTACGACGCCAATGCCGCTGCCGGCGCCACGGGCCTCACTGACGAACTGGGCGAGGTATGCCCCAGCGAGGATTGGGATACCCCTCCAGAGGACCTGGCCAACCTGGTTCTGTTCATGAACAACATCCTTGTGGGTTCCAGCGGAAACGAGGTGTGTTTCAGTGAGCCTCTGGTCCCTTACGCCTGGCCAACCGAATACCGGATCCTGGTCGAGGACCGGGTGGTGGCCCTGGGATCCTACCAAAGCGATGTTGTCGTTTTGACTGAGGTTTACCCATACATCATTCAAGGTTCTGATCCTTCCAGATTGAGCCTCACCCGGCTCAACTACCAGCAAGGATGCGTCAGCAAACGAGGGGTCGTCTCCACCAGAGACGGTGTGATCTACCCATCCCCTGACGGGCTGATGCGGGTTACAGGGACGAGTGTGGTCAACCTAACCGCACACCTCTTTACCCCTGAACAATGGAATGTCAATCGCCCTGAAACCCTCATTGGGTTTTTTTACAATGATTGTTACTACGGCTTTTATCAGGAGACCGGCAAGGGTTTTATCCTCACCCTGGGTGAGACCCCAACCCTGGAAGAGTTCAATACCGGCGTGCACATCTGGGGTGGACACATTATCCCTATCTGGAACACGCTGGCCCTCATTGGGCAACTCGATAATGATTTCTTCATTCACATCTGGGAAGGTGGGGCCAAACTCACCTACACCTGGAAGTCAAAAGTCTTCACTACCAGCTACACCAACTACGCGGTAGCACAGATCCGCGGGCCCTTCGCCGACGGCCCTATCACCTTTCGGGTATACCACAATCGGGACCTGGTCCAGACCAAGACCGTGTCCGATGAGGAGTGGTTCTGGCTTGTGACCGGGGCGCACGTTCACTTCGAGTTTGAAGTGGAAGGAGTGTCCGAGGTTGATCAGGTGCTGCTCGCGCACTCTCCATCGGAGCTCATCTATCTATGAGTACTCTTCCTTCTGTTCCAGAAGTCCCCAAAGACCTGTCCGCTGAAATGCGGCGGTTTCTTTTCTCCATCAAGGAGATCATTGAGATCCGTGAGGGGCTCCGGGGATCCGGCGATCAGTATATCTCTCAGAACGATCTGGCATCTGGAGCAGTTCCTCTGCCCTCTTCAGATACTTCTGCGATCGGTCCCCCCACAAATATGACCATTGAGGTTGGCACCTGGACCAACACGATCAAGTGGACGAACCCGATTGGTGATCACCTGGCCGGCGTTGAGATCTGGGTCAATCAGAGCAACAGCGTCACTGAGGCAATCCGGGTCGCCATCGTGTCGGCACCAGGCGACAGCTACGTGCACAACGTCCAGTTCGTGACCATGGACAATTACTATTGGATCAGGGCTGTCACCCATGCCGGCAAGTATTCGGTCTGGGTTCCCAGCGCCCTGCAAGGGGGCATGTTGGTTCCCCGCAAGGAAAGCCTGGGAGAACGTATCGAAGGGGTCATTGAGGCCCTCTTGGGGGCCGATCCTCCCATGTATGATGGAGGAACGGTCTACACGCCTGACGAACTGGTCCGCTGGCTGGCCGCGGACGGCAACATCAAAAGGTACAAGCGAACCCTCTACGACCCTGGGGTCAGCGGCCATGATCCTTCCGAGACTCTTTACTGGGCTCGTGTTGGCATCCTGATCGAAGGCGACGTCGGCGGTCAACAAACGGTCGGCATCGACGGCAATCTGGTGGTGGACAATAGTATCCTGGCTCGTTCAATCGAGACAGGTTCTCTGGTGGTCGGCGACGGCACCGACGGGTCCATTCGCCTGGCAGACGGTGTGATCACCGTGGCCCACATCAATGATTTGGCTCACGACGATCTTCTCAACAGCTACTGGGCCCACGGCAACGACATCACCAAGATCGACGGTGGAAGAATTTTCACAGGGTCGATCCTGGCCAACTCTATTGGTGCCGGCCAGATAACGGCCAACCACGTCGGCACCAACACCATCATTGCCAATACGGCCAACATCCAGAGTGGTATCATCCAATCTGCCCACATCGGTGCTGCCCAAATCCTTGCCGCCAATATCGCCAATGGTAATATCACCAATGCAAAGATTGGAGCTGCGGCCGTGGGTACTGCGAACATCCAGGATGCCTCCATTACCACGGCCAAGATCGGTGCCCTTTCAATTGATACTCTGCATCTTGCAGGCAATGCGGTTACAGTTCCGGTTGCAGTGTATAACGCAGGGGATAGTTACACTCCTGTGGTGTACGGAAGTCCTATTATTCAGCTCGGCATGTCTTCTTTAGGTGCTCCTGTGAATGTTTGGTTTGGAGCATACGCATATGGTTCTGATGTCAATAATACTGCTTCTATTAAAATTAGAAGAGATTCAATTGATATTCTAAGTATAATTATTACTCTTCCCGTGATAGGTTATGATACTGGTAGTGGAATGTATTACTTCGGAGGTTATATATTTTTTATGGCTTATGATGCTTATCCTCCTGCTTCAGCTACCTATTATGCTATTAATAATGGGGTCAATACACCATTCAGCGCCAGATCTATGTTTGCCATCGGATTGAAGAGATAATAATGAAGATTGCTAACTTTGTGGTTTACGATATTACTACCGGAAGAATTATACGAACGGGGACCTGCCCGCGGGAACTGATACCACTTCAAGTCACATCCGAAAACGAATGGGTCATGGAGGGTACAGCCAATGCAGCAACCCAAAAGATTGAAGGCACCTCCGTCGTGGAAAAGTCCATGGCTGAGAAAGACGAAGAACTTTACACCCAACGGGTGAAAAAGTTCCCTACCCACCTGGATGTGTCTCTTCCCGATGAGGAGCTGAACAAACAAATCAGTGATTACTTTCTTGGCCGGGTTGACGTTGCCCAGTGGCGCCTCGACAATTACGCATACCTTCGTAGACGAGCTTACCCGCCAGTTACAGAGTATATCGATTCTCAGGTAAAGATGGCCATGAGTGGTCCCGAAGTGGCCGAAGGCCAAAAGCAGCTTGCGACATACCTTGCAGCTTGTCGTGCAGTAAAGGAGAGATTCCCCAGCAGATGATGTTACAGATGATGCCCTACATGGAGTTCGACGGCATCCGGACCTTCACGGATAGCCAGATCCTGGGCTTTTATGATCAGATGGTCAAAGATGGTACCATCGCACAGATGACCTTCGAAGGGGTTTTTCTCAACCCGAATGACTTTCTCGCTGAGATGAAATCCAGATCGAGCCACCTCTACGTGGCTATGGAAGATAACATTCCGGTGGCCCTGATCTGGGTCAACCACATCGAGATGGCTGCAGCCCGGGTCCACTTTTGCTTCTTCAGCAATTCCTGGGGCCATGCCCAAGAGATCATGAAGTTTGCCCAGGATTACCTGGCGGACATCTACGGGGTCCTCCTGGGGTATCTCCCCTCTTGCAACACCCGTGCAGTGCAGGCTTGCCTGCGGATGGGGTTGACGGTGCTTGGAAAGGTTCCTGACCTTATCTGGGATCACGCGAATCAAAAGCGGGTCGAAGGGACAATCGTTTACTACAGGAAAAACGAAGATGAAAATTTACACAACGATTAAGATCGACATCGATACGGGTGAGATCCTCCACGAGGAGTCCTTCGAGTGGACCGGCCCGGTTGCGTGTTGCAAGGGCGGCGGGGGCAACATGGTGGACAGAGTCTACAATGCCCGCATGGCCGACATTGCCGAACGCCAACAATCGATGGCTGAAGATTACTTTGATTTTTGGCAAAAAGAGTACAAGCCGTTTGAAAGTGCTCAGATTAAGGCCAATCAGGAGATGCTCCCCTACCTGACCAAGCAAGGGATTGCAGAGGCCAGTGCGGCTCAGGCTCAGGCCTCTGTCGCCGAGGCCCAGGCGCAGGGCCTCCTGCAGCAGGGTGCCGATGGAAAGACTTTGCTGGGATTGCAGCAAGAGACCGAGCGCAAGACCCTCGAGGCCACTCAACAGAAGCTGGGCATTAGTAGAGATCTCATCGGTCGGCAGGCCGAAGTTGCTCGGCTGGCCTACGACGAGGCCATCCGCGGTACTGATCCGAACCGTCAGGCCAACATGGCCGGCGCTGATGTCGCACACAGCTTTGCCTCGGCAGGAGAGCAGATGCGACGAGATGCGGCTCGATTCGGGCTTAACCAGAACTCCGCCGGCTTTGCTGCCGGCATGGCTGACCTTGCCCGCGAACGGGCCAAGGGTATTGCTGGCGCCAGAACGACGGCGCGGGTAAACGCAGAAGATCAAAGATTCTCCCGGCTGACCTCGGCTGCCGGAATGGGATTGGGAGCGGTGTAATATGGCACAAGGACTTTTTCAGGTAGAAAACCCCTACAGCAAAGCCACACAAACCATGGCGCAGTCCAGCGCCACCTCGGCCGCGATGACCAAAGACTTGGAGATGAAGCAGAAAAAATCTGTGGGTGCAGGGATCGCAGCCGGCGCAGGTGGTGCCGCGGCCGGCGCCAGCATCGGTACCGCGGTTTCCACGGGAGCCAGTGCGGGGCCTTACGGGGCAGCCATTGGAGCTGTGGTTGGCCTTCTGGCCTACTTCCTATCGTAAAGAGGGCAACACATGAGCGACCAAATTCAAGATATTTTCCGGATCACCCAGATGGGGGTGGGCCTGGGCAGCGCCCTCAAAGAGGGCCGGCTGCAGGCCGAGCAGAAACAGTTCGACGATCAGTACAACGCCTATTATAAAGGGTTGACCGAAGATCCCGACAACTTCTCCCCCAACGTCGATGATCCTAACTTTCAGAGTACAGCCTTCAACAAGGCCCTGATGGATTACACCAAGGCCCAGATGAACACTGAAGATCTCAAGGCCAAGCGCTTTGATAACATTAAGGCCGATATCGATCGCAAGCAGGCCCTGATGATGAAAAACGCCCAGCGGGCTGAGTCCATTGCTGCAACGGATCCACAGGCAGCCGTGGCCTCGTACATGGACAGCTACAACACGCATGTTGATGGGATCAACGCCACCCCCAACCCAGAAAAGCCCGGTGAGTGGATCTTTGAGGATCAGATCACAGGTGAAAAATGGGCACGGGAGATCACCCTGGATGAGGCCCGTCAGACCTACCAAGCGGTCATTGACAAGAAGGCCTACGCCGAGCTGTACCTGACCGATCGCTCCAGGATCAAGGCCTTTAACGAAGCGGCCGTCTTGCACCCTGACGTTCTTGAAAATGCCAAGGGCGAAAAGATCAATGCCCTTACCATGATTGATCCCCAGACCGGAGAGAAAAAGTCTGTCTACCTGGACGCCCGCGGCCGACAGCTCAACATGTCCGCGGAGGACCTCTTGCGCGGTGGCTTTCAGCTTGCCAAGGATCGCCAGGAAGAGCGCCTGAAAGAGCTCGGCATCACCAAGGCCAAGGCCGACATTGCCAAGGTTGAAGCTGATACCAGCAAGGCCAAGGCTGATGCCGGTGAGTCCAGGGCCAAGGCCGACTACTACAAAAAGAGTGCTGGGGCAGTATCTGAAAAGAAAAAGGATGCCCTCACCGAGATCGAGGAAGCATACGGCGTATCCCGGGCCAAGGCCATGGACATCATGCGAAGCGACAAGAACTTTGCATCCCGCCTGGCTGCAGCCAAAGAGGCCATTAAGGCTGCCGACCTGGATCCAAGTCACCCCGACGATGCTGCTCAGATTCAGGCCATTCTCAAAGACTACGCCGTCGACAAGATGCCCGGCCAGGAAGGCTACGGGCTGCCCAAGGTCCCCGACCAGATGATGTCGGCCCACTCGTCCGAAGCTGGCCCCGGAGTCGGAGCTCCGCCGGCTCCCGCCGGCCAATCCCCGGAGGCACTCTACAAGCAGTTGCGGTCCCAAGGGTTGGGCCCATCGGACGCCGCGGCCAAGGTCAAAGAAAAATTCCCCAATATTAAATAGGATCCCACGATGGATTTTGAACAACTGGAACGGGAGTACCAGGCCTCCCTTCAGCAGGACACCACCACTGAACCCGCCGAGGAGTCCATCTTTGAGAAGATGGAAAAAGAGTACCAGGCATCCGTTCAGCCCCCCGAGGCCCCCACGGAAAAGCCGGAGTACTCGGCCGGCCGTCTTGCCGGCGCGGCCAAAGAGGGCGCCAAAGATGTGATCCGCCATGGGTTGACCGGTCTGGGCGTTCACGCCAAGGGCGCCGGGGATGTGGCCGAAAGATCCAGCAAACGGATCCGCTCAACCGCTGAAAAGCTGGGAATGCCGATGGTGCCCGAGGGTATGTATGGGCCTATGTATCCGGCCCAGCAAAAGACCGCGAGTGCCCTGTCGTCCGCCGCCAAGGCAGACGCCCTGAAGACCGACCCTGAGTATCTCCAGTCGGCAGGCTTTTGGGAAGACGTCGTCCGGACGGGTCCCCAGATCCTGAGCCAGATTGCAACCACGGCCCTCACAGGCCCTGTGGGTGGCACGGTTCTGATGGGCACCCAGATCCTGGGCAGCACCTACGAGCAGGCCATCGAGAACGGTGTGCCGCCCGAGCGTGCCGCCAAGGCCGGTCTGGCCAATGCCATTATGCAAACTCCCCTGGAGCAGCTCGGTTTGAGCAAGGCCATGAAGTTGGTCAAGGTCCGGGGCGCCCTTGTGCAAAAGCTCAAGAAGTACGGCCAGGCCCTCGGCACCGAGTGGCTCACCGAATTTTTGCAGAGCTACCCCGACGCGGCTGCGTCGATCTGGGCCGAAGGTGCTGACAAGACCACCCTGGAGCAGGCCAGCCAGTTCGCAGATGAGTTCGCCGAAACGACCAAACAGGGGGCCAAAGAGGGCCTCACTGTCCTGCCCTTCACGGCCCTGGGCCTGGGAGTCCGCCAGGCGGGGCGTAACCGCAGGGCAGCCAATCTTCGCAAGGCCCGGGCCGATCGGGACCTGGTCAGCGACCAGCTCAAACCAGCCCATGCCCCTGTCACGGGTGAGACCCCGACCGATATCGATGATGCCATCGGGCTCAAGGTTGAAGATGACCCGAGTGCGTTTACCAGTGGAGCATCGAGTGAGCAAATCGTTTCTGCCAAAGAGCAGGAAAAGCAAAGCGTGGTTTTACGAGCAGCTCGACAAGAAGAAGCAAAGCGAGTTGCGGATGAAAAGGCAGCAGATCAAGCTGCGGCTGCGGCTGCGGCTCAAAACGAGCAGATTCACGCTCAACAGACCCAAGCATATAATCAACAGGTAGCAACCAACAAGGACCTGCAGGAGATCTTCAACCAGACCGAGGATCTGCCCGGCACCCTGAGTGTGACCAGCAACGCGCTGCACATGCTCGAGACTGGGGGCAAAAATCCTGGCAAGTTTGCGCGTGTGGCCCGCAAGGCCCACGAGGCCCTGGCCATGTATCAGCAGGCCCAGGCCACTGGGGGAGACCCGGCAGGCAACTCCAACTTCCAGGCCTTGCAAAAGATCCAGTACGAGCTGCAGGATTACGGATTCAACACCACCGACCCCTTTGAGAAGCTCCTTGTAGGTCGACTCGATATGTTCCTTGGCGAGCAGATCGCAGAAGCAAAAAAGGCCTACGAGGCCGACATTCCGAAAGGAGAAAAAAAACCAGGCATCCTGCCCAGTGCCACCGACAAGAAACCCGTCGGTCTGGGGCTGTGGCGTTACGGCGACGAGAAGACCAAACCCAAGGCCAGTGAGACCCAGTCGGTCATCAAGACCGAACCCTTGCCGGCCCGGGACATGGGACCGGCTCGCCCGGTCACCGTGGACACGGGGGCACCCGACGCAAAGGAGGTCCAGCGTGAGATTGATCGAAGGCCACGAAAAGAGACCATTTCTGAACAGGCTGATAGTGCCTTTCGGAGGTATCTTGATCGTACCACCGAAAAGCCCCTCCCCTGGTCCCCCGAAAAGCGTCCGCACCAGGGACCGGCTGCTGTTCTTGGTCCTTCCCAGGAAAGAAAGGTTCAATTAACTCCCCAACCGCGGGATGCCAAGATCGAAACCCCCGCGCAAGGAAAGAAAACAGGCCCTGCCTTTACTGAGCAGGAGCGTAAGGAAAAGATTACCGAGGCCCAGCGGGCCGCGGAAAAGAAACGCTTTGAAACCAAACAGGGCTCCACTCGCCCTGCCCCTACTCCTGCGCCCAAACGGGCCGACGTCAGTGTGCCTCACCGCACCCTGGCAGCTCTGCCCGCCGAGCTTACAGCCGACCTCAAGGACATCGATCCGACCGACAAGGTCCAGATGGCCAAGTCCGAAGAGGTTATCCTCAAACGCATCACAGGTAAGAGCGACTGGAACCCTGTCAAGAAGGCAGCCATGACCGAACGGGTCAAGGGTATCTTCAAGGATGTCCGACGGACCCCGGCCCCAGCGGGGCCGAGTGTGACCCCCGCCCCAGCGGCCAAGCTGGTCCCTGCCAGTGCTCTGCCGAAAGTTCTTGAGACTGCCCAGAAGGTTATCCCCACGGCCCCCAAACAGGTTGCGGGTGCGGCCCAGCGGGCTGTCGACGCCCTGGCAGTTGAGCCGGCGCGGAACAACTGGGCTGATCTCCAGCGGGTCAAGAGCGACCTGCAGAAGGCTTTTTCAAATATTGTCATTCCCCCGGGCAAGGTTCCCAGAGAAGTTCTGGCACAGCAGGAGTTGATCGCCGATCTGAGCGATCATCTGGACAAGCGGATTGCCTCTCTGCCTCCGGTCGAGCGCCGGAAGGTGATCGACGGTGGCTTTGCCGATCGCCGGTCCCGTCCGCGTGGCCTGTCCGCGCTTGTCGCCGAGCGGCGCAAGTATGGTGCACCCAAGCCAGGGGATGAACCCGCTTCGCGGTTTGCCAAGACCACTGCCAAAAAGGTAGGCAAGTTCTCCAAGCAATCCCAGGCCAAGATCTACGAGAAGATTAACGAGCTCCAAAGCATGGCCAAGAAGGCCCTGAAGGTCGTGGTCGTCGACACCCAGGATCAGCTCCCTGAGGACATGAAGAAATCGATCCTAAAGGGTGACAAGATCGAGGCCGGTCTGAATCCCAGCGGGGATACCGTCTACTTTGTGGCCGAGCACATCCCCAGCCCCAAGCGGGCCGTGGAACTGTGGCTGCACGAGCAAGTTGGCCACAAGGGCATCATGGAGTTGTTTGCCGACCAGGGTGCCGACTTCAACGAGTTCTTGGACTTTGCTTACGACACCGTCAAAAAGAGCCCCAAGCTCTTCAAGGAGGTCAGCGACCTTTACACCGATAAGAAGCTCTCCCCCGAAGCACAGAAGCGCTTGATCGTTGAAGAGGTCATCGCCCGCAGGTCGGAGCGTCTCAACCCTCTTGCCCGCAAGAAACTCTTCCAGCGCTTCCTGGACTTCATGAACCGCTGGATCAAGAAGATCACAGGGTTCAGCGAAGATCCGATCAACCTGACCATGAAGGACATCGATAACCTGCTTGAGGTGGCCAAGAACCGGATCATTACCGGTGAGACCCGCGACTGGTTGGAGATGAAATACTCCGATAAGGTTTACAAAGACTGGGCGAAAGAAGTTCTGGAGAAGAACCCCAGGGCAATCGCTTGGTACGATAGCCCTGTTGGTAAGCTCCAAGAGGCGTTTGGTGAAGACGCAACCCTGATGACTGTGGCTCTTAGCCTGACGTCTCCGAGTGCCAATGTCAACACCAACGCTGTGTTCGCTGCACAGACTTACGTATGGCTTGCTGGAAAACGGGACAAACCCGGCGGAGTGTTCTGGCCCAACGTCAAAAAGGCCTTCGAGAGAATCCGCTCTGGCAATCTGACCTTCAGTGATGAATATAAGGTAGACGAGTTTACCCGTGGTTTGACTGGGGATAAGAAAGCTACCACAAACGACATGTGGATTCACGATCTTTTCTTTGGTCCTCCGCTGTTGTCTGTTGGGCGTGTGAAATACGTTCAAGCCAACCCCAAACGCACCCTTGGGGATTTCCGGTCTATTTTTACCGAACCGGAGAACACTGCCTCCCGTCACAAACTGTTCCAGTTGACCCGCGAGCTCACCGATGAAACCGGGCACAAATGGAACCCGCGAGATCTCCAAGCAGCCTTGTGGATGAAAGTCGTTGCTGAGTCTCAGAATAAACCTATCGAAAGTTTTACCTATGACTACGTCTCTGCCATCTTTGACTCAAAGTCCAAGAAGTTGGCAGAAGAGTTGGGCATGGGTCCCAAAGATAAGATCTCTCCCTGGGTATACCTCCAAGAAAAGATGGGGGAAGACCTCGGGACTGTCAACCAGAAACTAAAACTGCCCGCTACCCTTTATACCAAGGTCTCCAAGCTGGAGAAGCAATACCTGCGGTATCTCAAGGATAACGGTGTCAAGCAAATCGATAAGTACAGCACCGAGCCCGGGGCCGACCTGGGCACCGGGGTTCACTACACCGAGGCCGAACTGGAGCCCGGCGATTACCTGGTTGCCACCCCCAAGGGCAGCAAGGACTTTTCTTCCTACAGCATGAGCGACATCTACAACCGGATGATCGAAGCAACCGAGCTGGCCCCGTACGCCGAGCTGGTCTATTTCTATGAGGCCGGCACAGCCCCCGAGTCCCAACTGATTGGCAAGTCCCAGGTCCTGAACGTGTCCTTCAAGAATGCCAAGGTTTACGACGCCGTCAACGACGCCCTGGACTTGTGGCCGAAGGCCCGCAAGATGCTGGCCGACGATGCGAAAAGGAAAGCCGCTGCATCTGCCAAACGGATCGGGCTCAAGCCTGGCCAGATCAAGACTGGCAATCCCTCGACCGCATCTGTGACCAATATGGTCTCCAAGCTGATCGCCGATGAGGGCTACGATGGGTTCGTCACGACGGCCCCCACGGGTGGCCGGCGCGGGGAAAAAGGTCCCGGCCGCTGGATCCTGATGTTCAAGAAAAAGGCTGTCGATCACGTCACCATCAAAGGCAAGGTTGGTATCAGCGACGTTGTCGAGATGTACGAGGACATGCCCCAGGATATCGCAGACGCTGCCCGTCTGACAGGTCCTCGAAGCGCTGCTTTCCGCAAGCGCATCGATGCGATCAAGGCCCACTACCCCGAGGTCAAGATCGACGGGGTGGCCCCGGCTATCGCCCGCTTTGGCGAAGCAACCAGCGGTAAGCTGGAGGTCAGTTCCATGCTGGAAGTCCGAGGTCCGATCCCGGCCCTGCGTGCCTTCCTGGCCGAAGTGGGCCTCACCCACGCCCAGCGTCAGATCTACCTGATGCACACCACGGGAGAGCCCAACGGGTCCATGTTCAGGTTTAGGGTGAAGCCCGAGTATGCCGAGCACGCCAAGCTCAAAGAGTACATCGAGAGCCAGGGCATCACCGACTTCAACCTGGTCACCAACAACTATGGCGCCCTGTACGTCGAGCAGTTCGTGCCCGACGAGAGCATCGGGGGAACCGCGGAAAACCTTGACAAGTTCAACGAACTGGTTAAAACTTTAAAGGATCCCCTGGCACGCGACAACGAGCACAGTCCCATTACCAGTGACATCCTCGGCAGCTTGGAGTTCGATCCTGATCCGGTTAAGGACCAGGAAGCGGCCATGAAAGCCTACAAGCAGGATTTGCTTGATTACTTCGGGGAGTCCAAGGGAAAGGAAATATATGAGCAAGCCCTCCGACAACGAAAAGAATACCTCCGAAACCTACCAGGAAAGGCTGGACAGGCTGATCAAGGAGCACGGGTTCGAAAAGAAGGACCTGCCGAAGGATTGGGCCCGGGCAGTGATCCCGACCAAGGACCGGTAGACGAACGTCCCCGCTTCTCCAAGGCTGGCCCGGCCCGGCACCTTAATCTAAGGTCCGCCCCCGAGGGCTTTTTTTCACACCTCAAACATTACACAGGCGTAACCAGAGACTGGTTCATGTCGGAACTGTCCGCCCTCACCGACGGCCGCTTCGTGGAAGCGACGGCCGACGATCTGGCCCAGATCCGGCAGCTCGAAAAGAAGGTCACCGTGGCCCCTTCCATGTCCCCTTGGAAGGCCATGCGGATGTCCCGATCCCTCAGCTCCATCATGGGCGTGATGATCCGCGAGGGCACCCTCCGGTACGACACGACCAACCATCATGTCCGGTTGGGCGAACGCGACGGTGGCCTAATGAAGGTCTTCGAGGGTATGGGCCAGGAGCGCTTTGACGAGGTCAAGACCCGCCTGCTGGCAGAACGTG